CTCGTCCTCGTTGAAGCTATCGGCAGCCGGCGCGGGAGTGGTCGGAGCGGCTGGGGCTGTCGGTGCGGGCTTACCAGCTTTAAAAGCAGCCAGCTCGGCGCGGGTCTGCTCCAGTTCAGCCTCGGCCGCCTTGCGCTTTTCGTTCACTTCATCAAAACGCGCCTTGGGAATGCCGGATGTGCGCCGGCCGGTGTCCGCTTCGGGGTCTGTGTCCACATTGTCTGCGGGAGGATCTGCGTCGGGCTTGGTGTCATCGGGCAGGAAGTCGCCGCGGTCTTCGGGAGTGCCGGGGGCGTCATCGGCCGGTGCATCGGTGCCTTGGCCGTTGATGCTGATAACTTCACCGCCCAAGTCGGAGCCGTCGCCATCGTCGGGGCGCTGCAGGCGGAAGAAAAGGCGTTGTTTCCAGAGAGTCATGGTCTTGTCCTCAAGTGCGGGTTTGTTCTTGCGCGATACCGCGCACGGTGCCAAAGAAGGCATACGCCACGGCGCGGTCTTGCTGGGTTTCCAGCTTCACAGCCAGGGTCTGCGGAACCATAGTCGGGCTGTTGATGTAGGCCGTTACCAATGCAACGGCTTCATCCTGCTCGGCTTGGGTGCGAGACTCCCACGGCCCCTTGGAGAAGTCGCCAAAGGACAGGGCTACGTTACGGGCCACTTCCCATGCCACGCGGGCTACGGGGAGTAGCGGGTTTTCGGCTTCGCTCATGGCAGCACCATCCAGTCTTCGGCCAAGCAGTCATTCACGCTCGGAACCCATGTACTCACGGTTTCGTTCACGTTCTTGATAGCCAGGTAGGCGTTGTAGGGGACCATGGCATCGTCGCCAAAATGCGCCTTGGCTGCGCCGGTCTGGGCCTTGTAGGCAGCCGGGGGCACGTAGTAGACAAACATGCCTTTGCCATTCCAGCCACCACGGGCAACACGCTTGCCCAGCTTCATCAACTCCAGAGCCAGCCCAAAGGAAATACCGCAGTTCTCGCGGTATGCAGCTTCAAACTGCTCTTTGGGACTCCAACTGATGTAGCCGGAATGGTCGCGGTGGTTGGGCTTTCCGCCGTCCACGTATTCGACAAGATAGCCCTCGTCGTCGCCGTTTTCATCGGCAGGAAGTGGCCAGCCGCGGTATTTGTTGTAGGCCAAGCGGTCCATGGGAACCGCTTTAACCACTTTGGTGCCTGCGTAGGTTCTCATGCCTGCTCTCCCAGCGTCCAGCCTGCATCCACTGCGCGGAACGTGCCGCCAGCGTTGATGTAGGTCTGTGCGCTCATGGAAACCACCGGGCGGGCCGTGCGGTACATCATGCCAATGGCGAGAGTAATCTGGGTGTACTTCATGCGGCGCTCCCAAAGCGGGCAATGCGGTCGCTCAGGATGCAGGAATACGTCTGCATCACGGTGCGCTGCGATTTGAGGTCCATTTGCTCGGAGGCCGGCAGGGTCGCAAAGAATGCGTTGCCGTCAATGAAGTCGCCCAGCTTGGTCAACTTCTCGTCCAGTTCGCGCTTCTCGTCAATAACGCGCTGTTGGTGTGGCGGGATAGCGGGCTTGTCGCCTTCGATGATCTTCACACCCAGCACCTTGCCAACTTCGCATTGGATCAATGACGCTTGAAACAGGCGCTCTTTCAGCGCGTAGCCCATCAGTGGCCACAACTGATTGATGGCGTCATCGCGGGCAATCTTCTTGCCGATTTCAGCGTCAAAGTTCTCGGGTGATGCGCAGGCGCTCTTGCCGGTGACGGTGAAGCCGTTGGCCAGCACCAGGACACAGAAGGTCAAAAGCTCAAGCTCTGGGTAGACCCCAATAGCTGCGCCACGCTCGGCGGCACCGCGTTTGCCGTCTTGTGCGGTGAAGTAGTGTTCACTGGCAATGTTGGCCTTGATGTCGTCCGGCGTCACGCGCGGAGCAGTCAAACCCTTGGCAACAATCTCGCGCTCGATGGCGTCATCCGAATGGCTCATAAGTCAGTCCTTGGTAGTGGTTAAGGTGCGCCAGGTCTTTGCCTTGCGTCTGAATACCAATGTGCCAAGGGCTGTGCTTATGGGCAAACCTTAGTGGGGGTTATGTGGCGACAAGCGTTTTCCAATCGCCCTTACTCAATCCCCTGTCATCGTTGTAAACGTCGGTCATGGCCTGGTGCTTGTGGCCCAGCAGCACCCGCGTATCAACACCCTGCGCGCGGTATAGGCGTTCGCTCAGTGACCGGCACTCATGAAGCGAAGCGGGGATGCCATCAGAGCTTGGCAGCACTGCTTTGCGGCACTCTTCAAACCGCGCCGAGAGAGACGCATCGGCAAGGCGCTGGCCATTGCTCTTGTGAAGCATGTAAGGGCTCTGCACCTCGGTGGTCTTGCAGCGCTCGATAGCCTGTTCAAGAGTGCAGTCGATGGCATCTAGCCGTAGGGTGAGTGGTAGGGCCAGCCGGGTGCCTGTCTTGGCCTGCTCGACATGGAGGTGGCCATTCCACACATCATCAAATTGCATCTTCACCAGGTCGGAGCGGCGCTGGCCGGTGACCAGGGCCAGCACCATCATGTTGGACACCCACGGCGGCATCTGTTCTTCGGCATGAGCCTTGATCCCTTGCCAGTGCTCCAACGTCAGGCGCTTGCGCTGGACCCGCGCAACCGGGGCCTTGACGCTTATCGCGGGATTGCGATCGACCCACCCGTAGTTCATGCACTCATTGAATAAGTCAGCGACCTCGTGCAAAACCCTCTTTGCAGTCTGCGGGTGAGTGGCCGATATGGATTGCACCATTGCGGACACTTCGTGAGGTCGTACCGAACCTACTGTGCGCTCGCCCAAATAGCCTAAGACGTGGTTCAACGCGCCGTGGCGGTTTGCCTTTGTCTTTTCGCTGATTGGTCGAGCGTCGATCAGCTTCCTGTAGGTGACGGCCCACTCCCCGACTGTCCGGTACTTAGGTGCAAACCGGCCCAGAACGTAGGAGAGGATCGTCATCTTGGTGCTGAGGGTATGGGCTTACCAGCGCACGTTAAACAAATACGTGCCGTTGGGCAGTGCGGTATCTGTCACCAAGTCAAAGCCCGTAGCTCGCGCCACCGACTGCGCCCGCACTGCACTTGCCGTTAGCTGCACTGCCGCCGCCGCCGCATTGGCCGGAGTAATCGTTGGGTAATAGCCTGCGTAGTTTTCCCGCAAAGTGGAAAGCACGACAGTTGCCACCGTACCAGCCACTGCGCCCGCCGCAACAATTTGCAACTGGCAGCTATTTGTGCCAGTTCCGGGGCGCGTCGTCGTAATGCCGGTGGTGCCTACCGACACTGATGCGGGGTCAACTTTGGCGACAACTCGGCTATTCCAGATGCCAGTCCCTGCTTGGCCACATTGGCTGTTGACTGCGTCACTTCGTGGCCCGTAGTACTGCACTGATGCCGCCGCCGAATCGAAGTCGGTAGACAGCGGCGCAGTAACAGAGCCTGCCTCAACGATGCAGGATGCAAAGCGCAGCACTAGGCTCGTGATTTGGGTGGGCTGTACATCAATGATGTTTAGCTTCCCCCCACTGACGCCATGTCCACAGAAGCCGGGGCTGTGAATTCCCTCTGCCGCTATACCAATAAAATTACAGTGAGTAGCTCCGTTGCCCAGCTTGTTGTTAACCTCAATGCCAGGATAACCGCCTGTATACAAGCGGTAATTGGTTGCCGCTCCAGAAGGGGTTAGTGCCGAATCATTCCAGCGGTTCCCGATAGTAATGTTTCCGAGCCCGCTCACTCGATCTACGGATTGCACAAAGTAAATCTGGTGCGCCCCCTGCGTGTTCAATCCGTTGCCAAATGTGAAATCGGAGTCCCCCGTGGACATAAACCACACAGGAGTGCCGACAGGGTAATACTCGCAGTTTGCGACGGCGATATTTGCGCTGGCGTTGCTCACAGAAACCGTGTTAAAGACCTTGGTTCCATTGCCGCCATCCATTCGGTCGGCCCGCGCCTTGGTGATATGGAAGTTGCGAAGTTGATTGCTTATTGAGTTGGATGTCTCCATGACAATCGAACGATTACGCCGATGAAATGATGCTGCCATCAGGTTAAAACAAGCCGAGTCACCGGGGGTTAGCCCGGACGCTGTAGAGTCCATTGTGACCGCAAAGCGAATGCCGCCTGCATCCGTAAGTGATGCGTTTACGCGGGTGAAGATATTGCTGAACTCGCTGTACTGGAAGTTTTCAAAGGACACGCCCCAGACTGTGCAGTTTTCCGCATAAACGTTGTCCACGTAGCTGCGCAGGAATCCATAGTTATTTACGCCTCCAAACTTCAAGCCGTAAGTGAAGTTTTTAAGCCCCAAGTTTTGAATGCGGACGCCGTTTAATGCATTGGATGAAAATGCGTTTGCGGCTCGCGCCCGAGTGCTGCCGCTCTTCGTTAGTGCGGTGGATGGGCTTGCCTGATCTTCGGCGTTCCCAATGAATCCGGCAAACGTGCCATTCCCGACGCATATAGTCCCACTAGCTAGCAACTCCCCGGCTTCTGGGATGTTCATTGTCTGGCTCAATGCCCAGCCAGCACCCAAGATGGCTACGCCCGAGGGGACAACGACTGGCGCGGTGAACGTGTAGGTAATTGGCTGTAGCTGAACAGTGCCACCAGTCATAGCCAGCGAGTCGATAGCTTGCTGAATACCTGCCGATGTGTTTGTAAGCGGGGTGACGGTCAGGCCGTAGGCTTTGCCGCTTGCGCCTAATACACCCACCCCCCCCGGTGAAAGGATTGGTATTGACGCTAGGGAAGTAAGTTTCAACCCCTCGCTGCGAAAAGCCAATCGGCAAGTCGTCCTTGTCGTAAATAATCTGGCAGTCCAGGCTTCCGCCTCGGTATGCGCCTACAGGTAAAACAGCCATGCTCACTCTCCTAGTTGTGGTGCCAGTCCATCGGCAGCCGGGGTTTCAATTCCATCCATCAGGCCCACGCCGGGATTGGCGGGGGTCATGGGGTTTGTGTTTTCGGGCATTGCAGCCACAGGCAATCCGGGCGGTGCGGTCGGCACAATCGGAGCCTGATCGCGGTCCACATAGCCGGCGCTTCGCAGCAGTTGATCCGCCAGTCCGCTTGTGGCCGGTGTAGTGGCAATCACCTGGGCGGTCTGGATTGCGCTGTACTGCGCTTCCACACTGCGGGCGGTCGTGTCTGCGTCCGTCTTGCGGGTTTGCGCCTCCAGCAGCTTGGCCTTGGCCTCCAGCGTCGGATCTGCGGGTGCCTGTTGGCCCTGCATCTGCTGCATGATTTCGTGCTTGTCGGACAGGTTGGAATACTTGACCACCACGGCATCCGGCAGTGCCACACCCTCTTTGCGCATGGATAGGGCTTGGTCGAACTGGCTGTTCTCGAAAGTCACTTGCATTGGCTGCTCAGTGATAACAACGTCATATTCACCCGCAGTCACGTCGAACAGATACCCGCCTTGGCCGTCCGGCTTGTTGATTTCCAGCGTGATTTCCACGTCTTTGCCGGTCAGCGGGTCCATTTCAGTGATGCGAAACACCCGGTAGCTGTCGTAATACTTCTGCACCAGCTTCAAAATGCGGTTTGCAAGCAAGTTGCGGGTGTACGCCAGGTTGTCCAGCGGCACGGCAAGCTGCTGTTGGCTTGCGAACTGGTCGGCCTGCTTTGCCACACCCGACACGGCATTGCCCTGCAGCCCGCGCATCGAATCGGGTACCGTCACATCCTTGAGTGCCTGAGTCGCGCGGTCAATCAGCCGGTCCACGCCCTGCGGCACGGGATTGGGCTGAATTTTGCTAGGCGCTTGGCTCCCTTTGCGGTACTCAATGACCAATCCGGTCTTGGCTCCCACCTTCTGCAATTCGTCCGTTTCCATGTTGGTCAACGAGCCTTCTTCCACCACCCAGCCACTGTTGGCGGCCGTGTTGACGATGTGAATGTTCTGGCTCACAGCCTTGTTCAGCGCTTCCTGGGGGCCAATCGCGTTATCGACCATGCCCCGGGTCTTTCCGCGGCGGAAGTAGGCAAAGTACGGCACGATGGTGAAGTCCTCGTAGGGGCTAAATTCATCATGCAGGGTCGCGGAATAGGTCGAAACCGTCCACTTCACCCGCTTGCGCATCCGCTTGGCCTGCTTGGCACCGCTGGCCATGGCTTCCTCGATCTGCTCCGCGGTCATGCCGTCGCGCACCTTGATGTCGCCCGTGTCCGGCCACACCAAACACTGCGTCATTTCGTAGCAGTTCTTCTGCCGGTCAATCACCCGATAGCGCTTCAGGCCGTCTTTTTCGTTGGTGTAGGCGTCGTAACGTCCGGACCCTTGATTGATGCCAAAGCGGTTGCGCTGCGTTTCCTCGTCCATGTCCCCGAAGTCGGTACCCTCGTCGCCACTGCGCGCGGCGCGGTCCCGGGCGTCTACCCCGTAGAGCTGCTCAATCTCGGACAGCAGCAGCCAGCGGGACACAATCACGTCGCCCCATGTCGCCGGGTCGTAGCTCTTGGCGTCCGGGTCTGGAATCACGTCGCGCGGATCCAGGTTGTTCAAATCAATCTCGCCCTTGATGTTCCGGTCAAAGCTCACGCGCAAGTCGTAGTACCCGCGCTGCTCTATCAAGCCGTCCGAGTACACCTGAGTCTCGCGCCAGTGCAGCTTGTTCTGGTCCGCGATCTGCTTCACCACCTTGTTCAAGACCGTGGCCATTTTCATGTCGGCTTTGCCACCACGCGGGCGGAAAGCAATGTCCATGCGGTTCTGGATCTGGTACCCAATCGCTGAGTTGACGCTGGGCATGACCTCGTTGAACTCGTAGAACGGGCGGCCCTGCTCGCGCAATACCGCCTTGTCTGCGTCGCGCCACTGCTCACCGGCTCCGAGGTACATGCCCTCGCAAATAGCGGCTTGGGCTTGGTACTCCAAGTGCCCCCGGTCCTTGCCATAGAGGTAACGCGCCCAATTCTCGCGGGCTGGGGCGTCGGTCAGTGCTGATACTTTGTTGGTTTTTGCCATGTCGTGTTACTCCGCGATGTCCCACTTGCCGCAATGCGCGCAAACACGGCCCATCCTCGTCTGGGCTTCTTCGGTGTCCGAATCAGGATCAACCGGAGCCTTCCACCATGGAATGCCGCCGCTCCAGTCGTGCTGACCCTTGGAGCAAAACTGCTCCCGGTAATGCTTTGGGTCTACCTTTGCGGTAGGGACTGGCTTTTTGGAGAAAAACGCCTTGATTCGCTGAATGAGTTGCTTCATGTGTTTTCCTATGCGGCCTGCGCCGAACCTCGTTGTTGATTGCCGGCGATGGCCAGGCGGTCGCGCCAACTCGCCTTCTTGGCCTCTCGCACCGGGCGGGGGATGTCATCTGCGAAGGTCATGGCCACGGCATCGCCCTTGTCGGGTGAGCGTCCAAGCGCCTCGCGTATCTCGTCTTTGCTGCGGATCTGGATGGCCGACACTTGGCCCATGGTCACCACCTTGTAGCGAACAGCGCACAGGTCGGCCAGCAGCTCGGAGTCGGGCGGCAGGTAAATCGGCTCGGCCGCGTCGGGGTCCAGTGCCTCACGCAAGCGCCAGTACATCTCCGCCCGCTTGTTGCGAAAGCGCAGTTGGCCCATCTTGTCCATCAGCTCACTGGAATTGCTGCCCACCACCGGATGCACCAGCAAATTCAGCGTCTTCAGGAAGTCCAAGGCGCTGGAACCAATGCCAATAGAGTCGATGGCGATAGGCGCACCATTGCGCACCAGTGGGACCACTGCGCCGGCAGTGCTGGGGCCGTCCTTTGTCACGGAGCCAGGCAGGGACAACATGCGGTCAAACCACTGTCCATGTCGGCGCGCAATACCGGTCTTATCTTGCCCACCGCGGCACGGGTCCACGCCCATCACGGTCATTGGCCCCTTCTCCACGCGCTCTTTCCAGCGGGCTTGTGCGGCTTTCACCCACTCGGTAGGCACAAGCTGCCAAGCAGGGTCAGCGGCACCCGCGTTGAAGTCGCCACGCAGCATCTGACTGCGCAGCGGCTCGGGCAAACTCTGCAGGGTGGACTTGTAGCCCGTACTCAGCAAGAAAAGGTTGTCATCCACACTGGAGGGGATGAATGTGCGGCTCTTGGGCTTCACGATGTCTTTGCCCACCTTCACCGGCTCGGGACCGGGCACTTCCATGTCCTCGCCCTTCTCGTCGGTCACATACCAGCGCAGCTCCCCGGGCTTGGCCGGGTTGGGGTGCTGCTTGTCAAGCCAAGGCGCCCAAAAGCGCTTGACCCATTCGCCCTCGGTGTTGGTAGGCGGGTTGCCGGCGCACACTACGCGCTGGCGCACATTGGGGTTGTCGGAGCGCAGCCACCCAATCAGGGTGCGGAACTGCACTTCGGTGAAGTGAGTGATCTCGTCAAAGGCTTTCAGGTCGTGCGGGCGGCCTTGGTACTTCATCCAGTCGTCCGGGTCTTTGACGCTACCCAACTCCATCACCTTGCCGCTGGGCAGGTTCCAGACGCCATCGGTGGAGTTGTAGCCCTTGCGGTGCCCAATGATCTGGGCCATGCGCTTTTCGATACCAATGAGCTGCACAGCCTCTCGGCGAAAGATGATGCTCTGCTCTTGGTCGGTCAGGCACAAACCCAACATGAGGTCAGTCTTGCCCCCACCGGCTGCACCACCGTAAAAAAGGATGTCAGCCTGCGACTGGTACGCCATCAACTGCGGTCCGGGTTGCGGTACCCAGATAGGCCCGCTGGCCAACAGTTCATCAATGGCGGCCTTTTCCTCGGGCGACATCGCCGCGAGTTGCGTCATCAGCTCGGCGGTAGTCATCATGCCTTGCCACCCTTGGCCAGCATCGCAGCCAGGCGGACCGCGCGCTCTGCGTCTGTCATCGTGCGGCCTGAACGTGCATCGCCCTTGCCTTCGTCGCCATCGTCATCCAGCCCGAACGCCTCGCGCTCACCCTTGCGGACCCGCTCGTCCACTTCGGTCAACTTCTTGAGGTCGTCCACCAGGGCGGAGCGGCCCAATGCCTTGCGCAGTGCATCGTTGGCGCGGTCCATCCCGTTGTCGTCGGGATTGCGCACCATCTCAATGACTTCTTCCAAGTCGGGCAGGTTCTGTGCGGCCTGCTCAATCTGGTTCAGTAGCGCCTGTTGAATCGCTGTGATCCGCTTCAGGCCAGTTCTGTGACCAAGAATGACGTTTTTGTTGACTTCGGCGGCCGCAAGCACCGTGTCTGTGACCTTTTGTTGATCTCGTGTGACTATTTCCCGCACCAAGGCGGCATCAGTGGCTTGTTTAATCGCCTCGCTCAAGTCCTTCGGCCACTCGGAAGGCCCTTCTGCCTTGCGTTTGCGCGAGATTGCCTCGCGTGTGACGTTGTGATGTGATGCAAGCTCGATGTCTGTGAACTTGTTGGTGCGGTAATCCCGCTTGATAGCATCCCAATCCACTCTTGCCCGCTTGGGAGCAGCTTTAGCCCCATTGCGGGGCTTGGTGGTCGATTGTTTGGGTGCTGGGGTCGTCATACCCCGGCAATGTGCCTATCACTGCGCGGGGGATCAAACCTTAGTGGGGGCGCTCTTTGGGCCTACTGAGCCGTACCTTCTGGCGGCCCATCCTGAAAGTGATTAACAAATTACTGCTTTCGGGCCTGCAAGTAGTACATGCGCGCCTCTAGCTCTATCTCGCGCATTTTCCTGTCGCATACCCGCTTAAACCAAGCAGCCCGCTTTTCCTCAAAGTAGCGGCGCTCGTCCATGCGGAGTTTCCAGCCGGCGCGCATCACATCGGCCGTCCAAAAGCGAACAGAGTGCCGGCGAACTGTTTGGCGATGGCCAGGCACTCCCGGGGCGTCAGGTCAATGACGTGATCCCCAATCTCCAGCTTCATCCGGCCACGGGGCAGGCTTGTCGTGCTGATTGGGCGGTCCTCGGTCTGGTCAACCGGTTCGTACACCCCGTTGTAGAGCGGGCGAATCAGTCCGTCCGTCTTCAGGCGGTCAATCTGCTCGTCCACGGTGGACATCTTCAAGCCGGTCAACTCCACAATCCGGATCCGGCTGGCCCCTTGGTTGTGTTCGCAGAGGTCAACGATGGTCTGCAGCACGATTTCCTTGTTCTTGCGCAGGGCCTGGGCTTGTGTGGGCATAGTGGCGGGGGTGGTCATGGTTGGCTCCTTTGCTGATTTACGATTCATGCTGCGATAGCGTCACGCTGGACGGTGTGATTCAGGATCTGGGTGGACAGGTGGTTGGCCTCATGCCATGCCTCGGTGAAGCCCTGCACCTCCAACTCCGGGCGCTCCTTCATGGCTTCGGCCACGGCGACATCGAGGGCAGGGGCGTACTTCGCGTCCCAGCGGTAGCCGTTATCGGTACACATCCAAAGCACCGTGCGCAATGCACCATGAAGGCGGCGAACCCATACCGATTCATGCCCAAACTGACGCGCTCCGGCCTCACATGGTGTGCCGATGACCACCGACAGGCAGGCCAGCAGCTCGGTCGCGTCGGCTCCGTCATCCTGGGCAAACAGCTTGATTCGGAGGTCTAGCGTCTGGCTG